AAGAATTAAAAACTATTCAAGAGCAACAAACAAAGCTTAATGAATTAGTTCAAAACATAGGTTTATTAGAAAGCCAAAAACATGGATTACTTCATGATATAGCTGGCGTTAATAAAGAGATAGAAGACTATAAAGAAACATTAGAAAACGAATACGGTTCTGTAGAAATTAACTTAGAAGATGGTTCTTATACTAAGATAGATAAAGATGTCGAAGGTAATAAGAAAGATTAGTATAGGTTCTGACTATAAAAATGATGCAATGCATTATTCAACTGGTCAGGAAGTATATGGAGGACACATAATTAGTGATATTCTTTTTGAAGATCAAGATCAATCATATAATATTTTTATAACTAAAAATAACGAAGTATTGCCTTGGAAAAAGTTTAACTCTAATATGTCAATATCTGTAGAGTATGATCTTAAGTATTAATGCAAAGTTTATATTACTTTATTGTTAAGCCGTTAGAAGAAAGGTATGACAATATACGAAGAATTGATGATACTGACCTTATTATCAATACTAGCATTGAAAATCATAGATTTATTAGTAAAAAAGCTGTAGTAGTTTCAACACCTGCAGCTTATACTACTAGAATAAATATAGGAGATGAACTGTATGTTCATCATAATATATTTAGAAGATGGTATGATCAAAAAGATAGAGAGCGTAATAGTTCTACTTATTTTAAAGATGATCTTTACTTTATTATACCTGAGCAAATATATATGTATAATCTTAAAACGCATTTAGATTATTGCTTTGTAAAACCAATTAAAAACCAAAACTTATTAGAGAACAGGAAAGAACAACCTAACGTTGGTATAGTAAAATATGGTAATAATGCCTTAGATGCTGTAGGAATAACACCTGGAACACTTATTACGTTTACACCTGACTCAGAGTTTGAGTTTATTATAAAAGGTGAACGACTTTATTGTATGAAATCAAATGATATAGCTTTAACTCATGAGTACAAAGGAAACGAGAAAGAATATAATCCGAGCTGGGCGTAAAGCTGTAGACGAGTTAATTAAAGTAGCTGAAGAACAAATCATTACTGATAGTTCTGACGATTTAGCTGCTGATAGACTTAAAAACGCAGCAGCTACTAAAAAGCTTTGTATTATGGATGCGTTTGAAATATTACAAAGAGTTGAAGAAGAAGAGGATATTTTAAAAGGTATTGATAAGCCAAAAGAAATTAAATCTTTTAAAGGTTTTGCAGAAGGGAGAAGTAAATGATTTACAATCAAATGCTTTGGAAAGAAGTTAAAGATATTGTTAACCCTAAAATATTAGCTAAAAACAATAGGTTTAAAAAATGGGATTATGGTTATAATTCTGATTATGATTTTATAGTAATAAGTAAAACAGGTAAAATTGGACAAATCATTGAAATACAAAATCTCAGGATTGCTTTACCAACAGCAGATGAACCGTATAAACGAAGCAAAAACAAAACGGAACAATACTGGCAACAGTTTGAGTATCCAAAAGAACTACAAAAAATAAAAACAAGATTTGATTGGGAAGAATATTCATTAGATTTTAAAGAAAAATGGTATGATTATATCGACAAAGAATTTAAGCGTAGAGAAGAAGGTTTTCATTTCTTCAATAACGGCAGCCCTGTATATATTACTGGTACTCATTACATGTACTTGCAGTGGTCAAAAATCGACGTTGGAGCACCTGATTATAGAGAAGCAAATAGACTCTTCTTTATATTTTGGGAAGCATGTAAAGCAGACACAAGATGTTACGGAATGTGCTACCTTAAAAACAGACGATCTGGATTCTCTTTTATGTCAAGCGCGGAACTTGTTAACCAAGCTACAATATCTTCCGACTCTAGATTCGGTATACTTTCCAAGTCTGGTGCAGATGCCAAGAAAATGTTCACAGATAAAGTTGTCCCAATATCCGTCAACTACCCGTTCTTCTTTAAACCTATTCAAGACGGGATGGACAGGCCAAAAACTGAATTGGCATATAGAGTTCCAGCCGCGAAGCTTACTCGTCGAAAGCTCCAGGAAAATATTAAAGAATTAGAAATAGAAGGTTTAGATACTACTATTGATTGGAAAAATACAGGTGATAACTCTTACGATGGTGAAAAGTTAAAGATATTAGCTCATGATGAAAGTGGTAAGTGGGAAAGACCTGACAATATATTAAACAACTGGAGAGTTACAAAAACTACATTAAGATTAGGATCTAGAATAGTAGGTAAATGTATGATGGGCTCAACTTCAAATTCTTTAGATAAAGGTGGAGATAATTTTAAAAAACTATACTACAATTCAGACGTTACTAAAAGAAATAGAAACGGACAAACATCTTCTGGGCTCTATAGCTTGTTCATACCTATGGAATGGAACTACGAAGGATTCATGGATACTTTCGGATTACCTGTCTTTATTAGAGGTAAAAATTCAGTCAAAGGAATTGATGGTCACGAAATTACAACAGGAGTTATCGAACATTGGGAAAATGAAGTCGAAGGACTTAAATCCGATCAAGACAGCTTAAACGAATATTATAGGCAATTTCCAAGAACTGAAGCACATGCTTTTAGAGATGAAACTAAAGAAAGTTTATTTAACTTAATTAAAATTTATGAACAAATAGATTTTAATGATGAATTTAACAATAAAGCCAACGTTACTAGAGGTAAGTTTATATGGGAAGGTGGTATTAAAGATAGTAGAGTTCAATTTTTACCTGACAAAAATGGTAGATTTAATATTAGTTGGGTGCCGCCAGCAAATTTATGTAGTAGAGTAATAATAAAAAACGGCGTTAAGTATCCAGGTAATGAACACATAGGAGCTTTTGGCTGTGATAGTTATGACATTAGTGGTACTGTTGATGGCAAAGGTTCTAATGGAGCTTTACATGGGTTAACTAAGTTTTCTATGGAAGATGCTCCACCTAACCACTTTTTTTTAGAGTACATAGCTAGACCTGAAACATCTGAAATATTTTTTGAAGAAGTTTTAATGGCTTTAGTGTTTTACGGAATGCCTATACTTGCTGAAAATAATCGACCTAGGCTTTTATACTATTTAAGAAGAAGAGGTTATAGAGGTTATTCTATGAATAGACCTGATAAAATTTGGAATAGACTATCTGTTACGGAAAAAGAAATAGGTGGAATACCTAACTCAAGTGAAGATATTAAACAAGCTCATGCTGCTGCAATTGAAGCGTATATAGAAAACTATGTTGGTATAACTAACGATGGTTTTGGTACGATGTATCATCAAAAGACATTACAAGATTGGTCTAAGTTTAACATAAACAACAGGACAAAATATGATGCTACTATTAGCTCAGGTCTAGCTATAATGGCTTGTAATAAAAATAATTATAGACCTAACGCAATTAAGAATAAACAACCATTAAATTTAAGTTTTAAAAAATATGATAATGATGGTTTTGTTTCAAAAATACAAAAATAAATGATAGAAACTAGTTATGGAAGTTCATTTCCGGATCAGGTAGTACCTGATGCAGTTAAAGCGTCTTATGACTATGGATTAAAAGTAGGGCAAGCAATAGAAGGTGAATGGTTTAGTGGTACTAGAACAGGGGCTGGAGGGTATAGATTTGCTACTAACTACAATAACTTCCATCAATTAAGATTATATGCTAGAGGAGAGCAATCTGTTCAAAAGTACAAAGATGAACTATCTATAAATGGTGACTTATCTTATTTAAATCTTGACTGGACGCCTGTACCTATTATTTCTAAATTTGTAGACATTGTAGTTAATGGAATGTCACAAAGAAACTATGATATTAAAGCTTATGCCCAAGATCCTTCATCTACTGGTAAGAGATCTGCCTATGTGCAAGGTTTAATGAAAGACATTTATGCTAAAGAGTATATAGCTAAAGCAAAGGCTCAACTAGGATTAGATGTTTCAACTGGTGGTGGTAAAACAAATATGCCAACTAACCCTGATGAGGTTTCTGTTTACATGCAGCTTAATTATAAACAAGGTATTGAAATAGCTCAAGAAGAAGCTATTAACTATGTTTTAGATTATAACAAATACGATTTAGTTAGAAGAAGATTAAATTATGATTTAACTGTTTTAGGTATTGCTTGTTCAAAAACTGAATTTAATTTACAAGAAGGTGTTGGTGTAGCATATGTTGATCCTGCTAATTTAGTTTATTCATACACTGAAGATCCAAACTTTGAGGATTTATGGTATGTAGGTGAAGTAAAAGGATTAAGTATGGCTGAGCTCAAGAAGCAGTTTCCAATGCTTACACCTGAAGAATTAAAAGAAATAGAAAAATACCCTGGTAATTCTAATTACAGAAACGACTGGAACGGTAGATACTTTGATGATAAGATACAGGTTATGTATTTTGAATATAAAACATATACTAATCAAGTATTTAAAATTAAAGAAAATCCAAACGGTTTAGAAAAAGCTTTAGAAAAAACAGACACTTTTAATCCACCTGAAGAAGTTAACTTTAGTAAAGCATTTAGATCAATAGAAGTATTATATAGTGGTGTAAAAATACTAGGACACCCTCAGCTGCTAAAATGGGAGATGGCTGAGAATATGACAAGACCATCAGCTGATACTACAAAAGTTAATATGAATTACAATATATGCGCTCCTAGAATGTATAAAGGACGTATAGATTCATTAGTCAACCGTATTACTGGTTTTGCTGATATGATTCAATTAACGCATCTTAAACTGCAACAGGTGTTATCAAGAGTAGTTCCTGATGGCGTTTACATGGATGTAGATGGATTAGCTGAGGTAGATTTAGGCAATGGTACTACATACAATCCTCAAGAAGCTTTAAACATGTATTTTCAAACTGGTTCTATTGTTGGTAGATCATTTACCCAAGATGGTGATATGAACCCAGGTAAAGTTCCAATACAAGAATTACAGAGTGGTAATGGTGGAGCTAAAATACAAAGCCTTATACAAACTTATCAATATTACTTACAACTTATAAGAGATGTAACCGGATTAAATGAAGCTAGAGATGCTAGTAATCCTGATAAAAACTCTTTAGTAGGTTTACAAAAAATAGCAGCTGCTAATTCTAATACAGCAACTAGACATATACTTCAAGCTAGTTTATACTTAACACTTAAGAACTGTGAAAATATATCACTAAGAATAGGTGATGCTTTAATGTTTCCATTAACCAGATCAGCTTTACAAACTAGTATAACTAAATTTAATGTATCTACATTAACTGAGCTTATGGATAAGAATATATACGATTTTGGTATATTTTTAGATCTTGAGCCAGACGATGAAGAAAAAGCTAAATTAGAAGAAAATATACAAATAGCTTTAAAAACTGGTGGCATTGATTTAGAAGATGCTATTGACATTAGAGAAGTTAAAAATTTAACATTAGCTAATCAGTTATTAAAACAACGTAGACAGCAAAAGCAAGCGGCTGAACAAGCTATGAAACTGCAACAAATACAGCAGCAAGCTCAATCACAAGCTGAAGCAGCTGAAAAACAAGCATTAGCTGAAACACAAAAACAACAAATACTTACAGAACAAAAAGTACAGTTTGAACAAGCTAGAGTACAATTTGATGTTGAAAAGTATAGACAAGAAGCTGAAGTTAAGATAATGATCATGAACCAACAACATAAGTTTGATTTAGAATTAAAGAAAATGGAAGTTGACGGTATGAAAACAAAAGAAAAAGAGATTGAAGATCGTAAAGATGAAAGAGTACGTATTGAAGGTACTCAACAGTCTCAACTAATAGACCAAAGACAAAACGATTTATTACCAACAAGCTTTGAAACAAACTCGTTTGAAAAAGAAGCATCTGCTCCTGACCAAGCAGAATCTATGGCCATTGGAAATCCATTTGACCCTAGATAATTTTTATTAATTATTATATTATATTATGTCAGAAAAAGAAGAAGTAAAAGAGGCTCCTGATGGAACCTTAGAACAAGGTGACTTTAAAATGAAAAAGAAACCTAAAAAATTAGTTAAAACAGAACCTACTACAAAAGTAGATTTAACTAAAAAAGAAGAAGAAACAAAACAACCTGAAGAAACTAAAGAAGTTGTACAAGAAATTGTAGAAGAAAAGGTTGAAGAAAAAGTAGAAGCTAAGGAAGAACCGGTTAAAGAAGAAGAGTTTACTGTTATAAATGAAATAACAGAAGAAGAAGCTCCTAAAGAAAAACCAGTTATAAAAACACCTGAACCAGTAGTTGAGAAAGTAGATTTACCTGAAAATATAGAAAAACTTGTTGACTTTATGAAAGAAACTGGCGGAACAATAGAAGACTACGCTAGATTAAGCAGGGACTACACTAATGTTGATGAAGATGTTTTACTTAGAGAATACTACAAACAGACTAAGCCTCACTTAGACAGAGAAGAAGTAGATTTTATATTAGAAGATAAATTTTACTTTGATCCTGAAGAAGCTGAGGAACGTGAGCAAAAGAAAAAGAAACTTGCTTATAAGGAAGAAATTGCAAAAGCCAAAAACTTTTTGGAGGAAACGAAAAAGAAGTATTACGACGAGATCAAGTTGAGACCGGGCGTTACTCAAGAACAACAAAAAGCAATGGACTTTTTCAATAGATATAACAAAGAACAAGAGGTAGCAAAGCAAAGTCATGAGAGCTTTAAGACTGCAACTAAAGATTATTTTACTAATGATTTCAAAGGTTTTGATTTCGAGGTTGGTGAAAAGAAGTTTAGATACGGTGTTAAAGATGCTAATGAAGTTGCTGAGGCGCAATCTGATCTAACAACATTTATTAAGAAGTTCTTAAACGAAGATGGTACAGTTAGCGATCCAGGTGCATACCACAAAGCTATATACGGAGCTAGAAACATCGACACTATTGCTTCTCATTTTTATGAGCAAGGTAAAAGTGATGCTGTAAAAGATATTACCGCTAAATCAAAAAATATAAGCAAAGACGTTAGAACAGAAGTTCCTGGCGATGTGTTTGTAAATGGTTTTAAAGTAAGAGCTATTTCTGGCGATACAAGTTCTAAGTTAAAAATAAATAAAATAAAAAAATAACTTAAACTAAAATATAAAAAATGGGATTTTTAGATAATTCTGCTGGTGGTGGTGCTTATCCTCCATCAATCGTCCCTATGCCGAAGAAACAAGCTGTGGTTGATAACTATATCGACTTTAACAACTTAGCTAACGGACAATGGGCACAACAATATCTACCTGAGCTTTACGAAGCTGAAGTAGAAAGATACGGAAACAGAACTTTATCTGCTTTCTTGAGAATGGTAGGCGCTGAAATGCCTATGACATCTGATCAAGTAATTTGGTCTGAGCAAAATAGATTACACATCGCTTATGAAGGTGTAACTAGAACAGCTGGATCTAATGTGTTAACTTTATCTGGTAACAATGCTGTAAGATTAAACCAAACTGTAATTATATCTGACGGTTTTACTACTTGTAGAGCTTTAGTTGTAGCTGTAGGAACAAGTACTATTACTGCTGTACCTTATGAAGGTGCTGATTTAGATGCTGTTTTTGGAGCTGTTAATATGACTGCAGGTAAACTATTTGTTTACGGTTCAGAGTTTGCAAAAGGAACTGGCCAAATGGTTGGATCTATAGAGCCTCAAGTTGAAACTTTTACTAACAACCCAGTTATCATTAAAGATAAATTTGAAGTATCAGGTTCTGATGCTGCTCAAATTGGTTGGATTGAAGTTGCTACTGAAGACGGAACATCAGGTTACATGTGGTATCTAAAAGCTGAGTCTGAAACAAGATTACGTTTTGAAGATTACTTAGAAATGACTTGTGTTGAAGGTCAAAAAGCTGCTACTGGGTCAGGCGTTGCCGATGCTCACTATGCTACTAGTTTTGCTGACACTCAATTTACAAGAAATGATGCTAACACATCTGGAGTTGCTCCAATAGGTACTCAAGGTTTATTTGATGCTATTGAAACAAGAGGTAATGTATGGCAAAATTTTGCTGGTGCTGCTGCTCCTGGAGCTGGTGCATTAGGTGATTTTGATGCTATTCTTAAGCAACTTGATAAACAAGGAGCTATTGAAGAAAACATGTTATTCTTAAACAGAGCTACTGCTTTAGATTTTGATGATATGATAGCTGCTATGGCTGGCGGAGGTTACGCTGGTACACAAGCTGCTTCTTATGGTCTATTTGACAATGAGTCAGAAATGGCACTTAACTTTGGTTTTTCAGGATTTAGAAGAGGTTCTTATGACTTCTATAAAACTGACTGGAAATACTTAAACGATGCTACTACTAGAGGTTTAACACAAGATATTGACGGTGTTATGGTTCCTGCTGGTACTACTACTGTTTATGATCAAATGTTAGGATCAAACATTAGACGTCCTTTCTTACACGTAAGATATAGAGCTTCTCAAACTGATGACAGACGATATAAAAACTGGATCACAGGTTCTGTGGGTGGTGCTTATACTTCTGCTCTTGATGCTATGGAAGTACATTTCTTATCTGAAAGATGTTTAGTTACTCAAGCTGCGAATAACTTCGTATTGTTTAAGTCAACTATATAATTATTAACATTTAAAAGATAAAGAAAATGGCATACGTAAAATTAAAAAAAGCAGCTGGTGATTTTGATATATTATCATCAGAAAACGTAGCAATGGTAAAATTAGTTTCAGGTTCGGGAGATGCCAAACTTGGAAAAATTGAAGTTACTTACGTTGGAGATATAGCTAATGAAATTACTATTATACCAAATGGTTGGGTAGTTGGAACTGTAGCTACTCATTTCGTTCAAGCAGATGCAACAGCTTTAAATAAAGCTATTGGTTTAATTGGCGGAGGATCAGGAATGATTGACGCTGATTTAGCAAAAGCTGTAGGAGAAGTTAGTTACGCTACTAAATAAAGCATAACAAAAACAATAAGATCCCGTTTCGGCGGGGTCTTTTTTAATTATTATATTATATTATATTATGGAAACAA